GTGTACACATCTGCAGATTTCAAACCGTCTGTAGTAACCGATGACTTCTCTTCTTTAAACCACCATGCTTCTGATATGTAAGTTCTCTTCCACTTATCAAGCCGAGAAGACGGGTCATATTCTCGGCTGTAAATGGTAATATCTGTATTGGTCAACACTATTCCAACCCCTGATATAAAAGTCCTGTATTCAAGAGCCAATATTTCGCAATCGAATACAGCTTTCTTTTCATTGCTGTAACAGAGTTGTCCCCGTCTGTAGTCTCTGTCACATAGCTAACAGAATATCCATCGATTGATTCAGATTTCTTTTCCTTCTTTTCGGGAGAATATTGAAACACTGTTTCCGCCATTTCGCAGATGCAATCTTTTACATTCTCATACTCAGAAACGTTTTCTGCTGTCAATTTCCCATGAGTTATGTTTTTTAAATATGCTTCTGCTTTCTTCTCACTTTTTGAAAATTCTTCTTCTGGAACAGTATTTCCACCATATTCTCCTACATAATAGTTGTAATCTACAATTGCCATACCATCAACTCCTTTATGCACTTGCCATAATTCCAGCGGCTTTTAATGCGTCCAACAGCGCCTTATACTCTGCTTTCGTAACATTTTCGCCCGCCGCCTCAGCTACTAATGCAGCCTGTTTTACTCCACCAAGCGCTGTCTTGCTTGCCGCTGGCAATGTATATCCACTTCCTTGGATTGATTTTTTAATAGTCGACCAATTGTCTGCTATGTACTGTATACAGTCTGCAATTTGATTCTCATTAATATCCGCTACTGTACCGCTGCCTTTCATGGCAACGGTAAGATTTTTAATCGCATCTACAATCTGCATCTGTTATTCCTCCTTCTTTTTGCGCCCGCGCAATGTTCGCGGAACGCTTTTTACTCCCCCGCTTTCAAAATAGCAAATGGGAATCTCTCAGCTTCGGTTGCTTTTAATCCATTGATTGGATTCGGAACTTCCCATCCAAGTCGCATTACAATTCGCAGTGCTACCATATCCTGCTGTGCAAGCGCATATACAACCTCTTTCGTTGATGGATCAACGATGGTAGCTTGATCTAATAATTTATATGTCACGTCCTGTCGAATAGAGTAAACAAGCTGTGAAAAGTCTCCGGTAATCATAAGAGCCTGTGCTTTATCAAATGCACCGTTACGAGGGAAATCCATTGGAGAACCGTCTAATGCATAAGATGTCGCACCCTGCATATCTGATTTAAAGATTGGCTGTCCTGTTGAATCTTTCAATCCTCTTAATTTCGCTCTCATCGTGACATCTCCCATGTGTCCCGACGGGAAGAAACCTGCTTCTTCTACTTTTGCAATTACACCATCCTCACCCATGATCTTGTCGTATAAGTCGTCGGATGTACCAAGCGTTACTACATTATTTGCGTCCGTAGCCCCTTTTACAAGTCCATCACGCCATGTATCTGGTTTCTCAAGATTAAAGAGGACAGCACCGTCAATTTTTCTTCCAATCGCTTCAATCGCTCTTGGTTTTACTTCTCCCCAAATATCATAGTCTGCATCATCGAGCACTGCTTCCGGGATTGGAATGATAACTGCAAGCTCCTCTGCTGTAATAAACTTGTTTTTCCATGCCAGTTTTGATGTCTGTTTAAATCCATTGTCACCATTTACCCAATATGCCATTGGCAGCATATCTAACACTGGCATACGATATTTTTTCTTTGACATGTTCGGAAGTTTACGTCCCATTCTAAGGACCGTTGACTGCTCTGCTACACCTTGAATGATTTCATTTGCCACCTGTTCTGAAATAAGTGCTTCTGCACCGGTTCTATCAATCATATCGGATGCTGCATACTTCTGTAGATTTAATGGTTTTCTAATTTTTCCGTTTCGATTCATTTTTTACCTCTCTTTCTAACGCCGAAATGCGTTTCTGATCATATTGTTCATTGCTTCATTTTTCGCCTCTGTCCCGCTTGATGCATTCCCTGTTGTTGCGCCGGTAGACATCTTGTAAGTCTGCCCTGTAAAACGTGGATTCTCTTTCAGGTATTCTTCTGCTGCGGTCTTAAAATCTTTCTTATCTGTAACAAGTTTATTGACCTTAAATACCACATAGTCAATATCTTCCTGTTTTACACCTTTTCCAACAAGAATCTTTTCATTTTCATACTGCGTCACTTTTGCAAGCGCATCATCACGTTCTTTTTGGATCGCTGACACATTTGGCTGTTGCGACTGCTTTTTCTGTCTATAATCAGCCAGTGCCTGTGTCACTTCCTCTTGCGACATTCCTTGTTGTTGAAAATAAGACTTTAACGCCGCCTGCTCTGCTCTTTGTGCACGTGCGTTTGCAATTTCTTCTGCCTGCTCATAACTGTATGTGGCATGGTTGCTGTTTCCACCTGTTTGTGTACCGACATTTCCGCCCTGGTCACCACCAGTGCCGCCTTCGCCGCCGTCAGCGAAAAACTGTAAATTCATAAACATCCTGTTTTTCATTTTTCTATTCCTCCTGTGAGTGTTTTCCATAGCTTTTACAGTCATCATGGTTTGGACAAAATAAAAACACCTATGTTTCAAGGTGTAATTTAACATAATCTGGATAGGCTTCTTCTAATCTGCTAATCCCATTTTCAAAAACAGACAATACGACGTCCGTATATTCGTTCGGATTGATTAGCGTAATAGATGCATGTTCATTTATATACTGTGTCTTCGAAATTAAAACTTTCATATTTTCGAGTGATACAAGCATAGAATCCTCTAATGCTGATACAGCCGCGCACACGATATCTTTCCCATTCGTTGCGTAATTTGCATGCCCTGTTATTTCATATTCGTTGTAATGATTCCCGCTCTTTCTAATATACACATTAATCAAATAGCTTCACTCCTTTTCCAATTAAATTTTTCTTTGTCATGTTATCCAAATCCTAAAAATGTGTACAAAAATACCACTCACTCTGAAGAATGAATGGTATTAATTACTATAATGTCTCTGATGAAGAATTTCATCGTACAGTCTATACAACTTCTTACCTAAATTATTAACGGTTTCTTGCTGGTCTAAACCTCGATATACGATTTCATCGTTTACTAAAAGTTGCAGCTCTTCTATATCTGATACTTCCAACTCTTTAACATCAGAGTCTAGTTTCCGTTGATTCGAAATCAAAGATTGCGCGTCTTCAACTTCTTCCAAGAGAAGTTTTGACATCTCATTATTTAATTTTATGATCATATCATCGCCTCCCTATTGCGGATTACACTGAATTAGAATGCCTGTCTTTGGATTTACCGATACAATACATTTATCTGTAACAAATTTAACACTATCAGGATCTCTTTTTCTCGTCCTGACTTGCCCGTACAAAAGTGCATACCGTATATCCTCAATTTCAACTCCACTTCTTGGTCTTTCAGTCTTCGGGTCTTCTTTTGTCCCTATGACACGTTCTATAAAATGTTTGCTCTGTCCTGAAATTCTTATCCCATTGGATGTCCTCATACCAACAATATTCTTTTCTATTTTGCCATGCAATTTTTTATAATTTTTAAATCCAGATAATGGAGATATCATTCCGTTTTCAACAGATTTTTTATAATCTGTCAACAAACTGAACTCTTTAGGTTTATTATACTTCATCTGCCGGAAATCAGCAAGACTTGCAAACTCATCTCCAACAATATTTTTGTAACTATAATACTGTTTTGAATCTCTGTCAGCATTCCGAATCATATCAGAAGTGTACCGTGCATTTTGCATCTTCGTATTCGTTGCTATTCTTCCACGCATATCATAATAAATACGCTCACGTTCTTCTGTCAGCCCCATTTTTTGACAGAACCTCGAATATTCATTGAGCTGTCCTTGATATTTTGCTTTCGCAATCATGATATCATCCGGATCAGCGCCGCCACGCTTTAATAGCTGCACTTTTTCTCGCTGTGCTCTCATACATGTTTCCATCTGTCTCTGACGCTGTTTTGCTTCATACAAGGTGTATTCTTTGTCGTTAAATGTCTTTGGAGTATTCTCCTTGCGATTCTGATCTGCAAGCCATTCATCTGTCCAGTTACGTTCTGAAAATCCTTTTACGAATGGATAATACTCATGGTAGCAGTTCCATCCAAGTAATCCAGGACCGGTGCCAAGTCCACACACAGTAACAAGTTCTTTCTTACTCCAAACCTTACCTTGCCACACTGCATGAGATGGACGCGCCCCACCATGCCATGCAACCTCAAAATATTCAGTTCCAAGCTTCTCGGCATTCATATCTGATATTTTTCCGGTAAGCTGAGAAACTCCTGTCATAACTGCTCTACGTGCAGCCACATCTACACGATTGTGCCAACAGGATGCATAATCAATTTGCCGTAAACCACTATTTGTAAGTTGTGTTACCACACGTCTCAACACTGTGTTGTAGTCAAATGATCCATTCACAATATCCATACAAGCGGCATCGAGATATTTCTGATAAACTTCCGCAAGCGGCGTAATCACACGCTTTCCATTCCCATAATCAAGATAAAATCCCAGAGATTGTGTGATGTTTTGTAAATCTTCGCCCGTCTGCTTTATCAGAGCATTTACAGTTTGTTGCAATTCATAATTTTCCTCAAATGGTATATATTCTGCATTGATCTGTTCGTATATATCCTTATTACGTACATATTCCCAATCAATGACTTTATCATACAGTTCAAACATTTCCGGATAAGATTTATTTAGAGCCTCTTTTAGCATTTTCTCGATATCTTCTGAGGAATACCCTAAAATTCGTAACCGGTTTATCTGCCAGTCTGCTGTGCTTGTAATTTCCCCGGTTTGTCTGATTCGTCGAACAATATCTTCCATGATCCGCATTTCCAAATTAGAGAAGTGTTTCTCAATCTTGCTTGATAATTGTTTCTTGTAATCTTCCCTCAATCAGATCACCTACTCCATAACCTTATTTTGTTCAGGCAAGTTCTTAAGTGCCTCATCTTTTGTTTCTCCATACCATTTTGCACGGTATTCTTCATGACGCATCACTCCCATGCTCACATCTTGCATGTCCTGTTTGCGTTCCGATGCTTTGTCTTCGATAATCGAATCATCAAAATCAATCGTTATTTCAACATCTTCTGAAAGTCCTGGAATTCTTAGTACTACTCCAAGCCGGATTATGATTCTTATCAAATCTTTTATGACGCTTTCTAAGATTATCTCATGTTTTTTAAGGCTTCTGTACATATCAGAATTATCACTAATAACCTGTGTGGCGGTTGTAACGCTTCCGCGGTCAAATCTGTATCTTTCCGTACCAAATCCGCATTTAAAGGATAGGAAATTCAAGTCGTCATTGATTGCCTTACTGTGTTCTTCTGCTCTTAACTCCATATTCACTTCGTAAATAGGATTATTTCCCATCTCTGTGTCCTCCGGAAGTTGATAGAACACTGTGTCATTTTCATCAAACGCCGGATTTCCATCAATATCAGAAAGCATTTCCGGCGCAACAAATATCCTCTTTCTTCCAAGGTTAAACTCATTCGCATAAGAGTCATATTCCATATCTATCTTGGCCAATGTATCAATCGAATTTGCAAAGATACTAACTCCCATTGGATTTGTATCATCCTCATCCGAATTATTTACAATATTTAACCGGTCGATAACAAACTGTGGCTTATCAGAACCGGTCTCTATAATGGGCGATATACCTGCAAATGGCTTTAACTCTCCCCATTTTTCGTGCGGTATCTCTGTACCGGCTCCACTTGTACACTGCACTACATGATTTTCTATAAAGTACTGCTGCGCACCGCCTTTTTCTCCAAGTCTATGTATTTGTATCAATGCATATTTTTTTCTTTCTACCGTTTTCGGAAAAAGAAATGCCACCTCTGTAATTTCTCCATTCTCCCAAGAAATTGGGAAGATATTTTTTGCTTGCAGGTAATTAATACATATGTTTCCGCCGGATACATTTCCCTCTTCATCGGTTTGTGCGTCTTTGATCTGCGCAATATATGCAACTGTGCCTGTACATGCTTTTCGTTCCTGATAATCGTTTCCCTTCACGAGGAACTTATTTTTTTCAAGTACTTTCTGTACAAAGTCATTCGTTGCATCTGAATTTCCAACCGTAATCTTCACACGTTCATTCAGCAACAAGTCTGCCATATCTTCGCACAGCTTTTTCGCCATACATAAACTCAATCTTCTGCAGCGAATCTGATTTTTCCCATTGTATACATAATAGCGATGGATTTTCTGCACGTCTCCATTATACCAGTTTTCCCATTTCTTAATCTGCGAATAAAACGAAGAATCTACCGTATCAATTCCTAGTTTTTTAAAGTATGTAAATATATTAATCGTTCTCACCTCTTTCTCCTTCAGGAAGGAAGTATTTAATTTTTGTCCACAGTCCCATCACCAAGTATCTCCAGGCATCGCAACAATGATCATCTATTTTCATCGGTTTTTCTTTTCCTGATTCTACAGATTTTGGATCATACTCATATGTTCCCATCTCTCGAATCAAGTTTTCTTGTCGCTCCGATATCGTCATGATCTGATAAGTAAGGCACTTCTGCACTCTCTGTATTCCGATGCTCACATCATTTTCTGCATCTTTGATTATGATGTTGTATTTTCTACTTTGCATCGCTATACGCTTAATTTCCTCTGCTAATCCTTTCGCCGATGGGTCTATGTAAATATAAAAAGCACCGCACGAGTACTCTTCATGCAATGCATCTGTAAATTCTAACATCTCTTTTGCATAATCAGACGGACTTTTCTGTTTACCAGAATCTCTTCCGGAATGGAAAAACTCATCCAACCCTTCCAATCTGCGCTTGTTTATATTAATACCAGCTGCCTGATATGTAGTAGCATTCTGTTGTCCATAGTCCACACCGATTCCAATGATTTTATAATGCTTTGCATCTGGCTCTTTACGATGATTCTCATTGAACATATAATAAATCAAATCATCTACACCGATACATTCTCCGAGCCATACCCATCGGTACAGCCTATAGTCTGTTTCTTTTAGAAGTTCTGCTGATTCCAGCAGTTTCTTACCAATCCAGCTTATCGGAACGTCTCGATAATCAACATGCTTGTGAATCACATCAGACCGCATCTCCATCTTTAAGCACCATACATTGATTGGCGCATTTGGATTCTTTGGAGGATTATACAAGTAAACCATACGGAATCCTTCATCATTTCCTCTTACGAAAGTAGCCTCGATATTTGTTAATTCATCTTCACCTTCTCCAACGTCAAAGAACTCTGTCAATTCATCCAAGATTACAAGACGAATCGGCTTGTCCTCGTCAATAATACCTTTCGTATCATCGATGCTATCGGATCCGGAGAAATAGATTACATTCCCGTTCTTTTTGTATCGAATTTCCATTGGAGAGACTCCAATATCAAAATCATCTTTACTCATGCCAAGACGTCCGATAGCACGAATCATTTCTTTGTACACCGTCTTACGCAACTTATTATGTCGCTTACGGAGAACGACAACTGCTGCCGGTTCATCTCCAACAATCGTACTGATTCCCAAAATCCCGGAAAAACTTGACTTTGTTCCGGCACGACCAGATGTAATGATCTGATGCTCATGTTCTGTATCATCCAGTATGTCCCAAAACTCCGGAATCACAACTTCATGTGGATCTTTCATGCCGGATTCCGATTCTTCCGAGGTTTCTTCTTGCTTCTGTACTTTCTCTTTTTGAGCCTGCATCAAATTGATTTTGGCCAGCTGCTCTTCCAAATCCGTATCAGTCCGTGTACTTTGCCCTGCGTATTTCGCAACTGCTTCATACGCTTTCACATTTCCAGCTAATCCTTCTTTAATCATTGCCATATTCAAAGCCGATTCCAAAGTACACTCAACACCAAGTGCCTCTAGAACCGGCTTCCATTCAGGACTATCTATTTCAGCAGTAAGTAACATGTTCAATGTCTTCCTGAAGTCTGCTTTCCTACGCCTTGCTTCTCCACTTGCTTTACCGCCCATAACAGCAATCTCTCGCTGTTCCCTCGCTGTTCGTTTGTCAAATCCATAGTCTTTTATGTTTTCATAATTCGCCACGTCACCACCTTCCAATCTATCAACTTTCTTTTCTATCTCTGGATACAGCAGGGCTCGAACCCGCGACCTTCCGCTTATGAGGCGGCTGCCCTTACCATCTGAGCTATGTATCCGTATTTGGGTATTAGAAAAGACGCCCTAAAGGGCGCCTTACATTTTCCAATATTTAATTATTTTTTATTCATACTCCTCTTTATCCCTGCCATTACCCATTTTCTCATAATAATCATCTTTAATTAACTCATTAATTAACATTTCTGTTTTCTTTGTATCACCTAGTAGTTTTTCAATATCTTTCATATCTTTTGCCATATTTACAGAAATCTTCGATAAAGATACGTTATTGTCAGAAAAATATCCAAAAAACTCTTTTATCTGTTCTTTTTCAAAAGTTGCAAGTTTGTCCCATATATCTGTATTTAATGACTCTTTTATTACATCCAAAAATTTTCTTATTACTTCCTTCCTTTTTTCTTCTGTATCCATCCAAGATATATTTTCTATACCAATACCATCTGCTATTTTTTTGCAAGCCTCAATAATTCCTTGTCTTTCTAGAACATTTTTATATTCATCTGAATTGTCTGCAGATAATATTTTTTTACCTACTGAATCTAACATAAGATTCATTTTTTGCACCAATAAATTCATTTCACTAACTGTGTCTTTTACTTTACTGTCGACTTTATTTTCTTTCAATATCTCCAAATACTTTTTGAACATATCTGCCCATTGTTTGCTTAAAAAATCTTTTATATCTGCAAGTTTAGAAA